TCTTCAGAAGGAGGATCCCACGTTTGACATCTACGTCGTTGACATGTACAAGTGGCTTCTCATTCCACCCGACTCTTCTAAGATTGAGGATGTTCACTATACCAATGATAAGCTTGAGGAGATCATGACTGGTTACAAGGAGAATCAGGCTCAGGCTGCTCGTATGTTTAACGAACGTAAACAGGGTATGGTTGATAAGACTGGCTTCGCCCCTGGTGACGACAACTCCACCTTTTACACGAAACCCGATGAGGCTCCCATCTCTCACCCAGCTGAGGTTCTAGAGCGTCTCAAGAAGGAGAAGCCTGACGCTAACATGGAGGATCTCGTCAAGGAGGCTGATGAGATTGTTAACCAAGAGATGAAGGATCGTCAGAAGCAGCGCGAGGAAGCTGCTGCTTCTACTGAGGCTACGATTGAGGAATCCAAGGATGAAGGCGAGCCCGAAGTTTCTTCCAAGTAAATAATTTTCATAACTAATACTAAATGATTGGTACGATCGTAACAATCATTCTCGTCAGTGCTTTCTTTATTCTGTTTTTTGAAGGGATTACTCCAGAAAACAAAAAAGAGAAGAAAAAGGTTAAAACACCTGAAGCCAGTACTACTGCTGGATTTATTAAGGATACTTACAGGGATCCTTTTATTAATCATTTCATACCTCCAAAAGTTGGTAATATAGGAAAGTTTGTTCCATTCTCAAGTGTACCTGAGGATAACTGGCTGCATGGTTTTCCCCATAAAAAAGCCAAGTAAAAATACAGCAAACGCTATGATCCAAGTTGATTTATCAACATTCTTGAATAAATCAAAAGATTCCTGACCTTGATAAGGTGGTGGGGGTTGTGGATATTCAGACGGATGAAAGTAATACTCCTCGGAGTGTTTCTCGTTACTTTCATCTTTCTCCTCTGGAACTTCTTGAAGAACGGGGTTATATTCAATGGGGTTACCAATATCAGTTTCCATTTTCTAATATATAAACGGTTTTTTTTAAGCACTTTCTTCCTCACTTTCACTTTCATCATCTACCACAAAGTCTTTGAGATTACCATTTTCGTCTGCGTCTTCCTCATATTCCTCTTCACTATCCTCGTCGTATAATTCATCGTCTGTGTCTAATTCGGAATCTATGTCAGTATCATGTTCATCCGTACCATAATCATCTTCTAAAACACTTTCCGTGGGCTGGAATAGAGCAGGTTTCTTTATATGTCTTCCTGAACGGGTACGAGTAACTATAACCATTTACTAGTACTCCGTATTATTGTTTAAGTAGTTTTACGAGATTATTGTCGATAATCTGATGTGTTCTAGCCATATTCTTCTTGCCTTTACAAATCGGGCATTTTTGTGTTATTTTATTACCCTTGATGATATAAGACATCACATGATCTGTGTGCTCTCCCTTGATAGATTCACAATACATTGAAGTTGTGAGGGCTACGTATTCAGTTTTGTTTCTCTTGACACTTACAATTGTAGTGTCCAACTGGTTATCCATAAATTTCCGAACAAACCTCTGTAATAGGGGTCTTATCTCCGTCTGTTTAGGTTGAGGTTTTTCAACGAATTTCTTGATTTCTGGGCAATTTTGGATTTCTTCCTTTTTGGGATACAACTTATTGATTATTGGACTCGGTAGTTCATGGCGACGACCACAGAAGTCTTTACAGAAACCATCTTTCCGTCCCCTGAGAGTTTCACAACGACAAAAACACTTCTGTATGATGAGTTTACCACTGATGATGAACCAGACGTGGTTTGAGTTGTGCTCTCTTCTCAGATTTTCACAATAGTTTGAATTCGTTGCGGCTAGGAATGTATTTTTGTGTTTGAAAACTTTAGTAATGTAAGCAGTGGATTGCCCCTCGAGATTCTTCTGAACAAAAGACTGTATCATGTATTTGAGTTCTTCATCCTGAAGTTCATCCTTAATTTCATCTTCAGTAAATGCACCCTCCCTCATAGGGACAGAAGGCGGTTTAACAAATGTAGTCTGAGGAGCATCTGTGCGAACCGCAGACATCTTTAGGAGTTTGACATCTGGTGTTGGTGGTACACGAATAATTGTACTCAACGGCTCCGGTGTATACATGAAAACTGGAAGATAGGCCAATTGATTCACTTTACCGTTTTCACAACCAGAACATCCCTGTCCACCACATGCGTCGTGTTTAGCTTTCTTATACGACCATGGCATCCTAAAGCCACTTCCCTTTGTCCTTCTCTGAAGATCGCCATACACAGATGAATCCACGATATCATTCCAGTCATATGAACTCTTAGCATTGGATAGCGCCACGAGGACATGATCCCTCAAAGCAATCGCGGAGCTTTGATCTACAACAAAGTCTGGCCAGTTCAGGTGTACTCCAGTCTTAGTTAAGTCACCCACCTTCTTTGGAGGTGACACAGATATGAGACAATTCTTACCACCGTGACGTTTCACCTTGTCACATATGATTTTACATATGGACTTGATCTCATCAATTGAGAGTGAATCTTGATCCTTGTAATCAATGTCTATGAAGAAGTTATAGGTTGGAGTCTTTTGTTCCACGACAAATAACTTTTCATTCGTACCGATAGCTTCTATGTATCTCTCATAGAATTCGTTCAATCTATCAAATGGCACAGAGAGTTTTCCTCCGTCCATGAGCACATGTGATAGATTGGATGCATTATCAAATTTTTGAGACGCACACCAACTCTTAAACATATCCATTTATTGGTCGTCATCTCTAAACCACTTCATAAATGAAACATCTTGGTATACTTTTTTTTCTGCTAAATCCTTCTTTATAACTAGAAGTTCATACACAGTTTTATCTTTGTTATCTTCTTTCCACTGAGTAATTTCATCTTCGCACATTCCCCTATTCTTATCGAGTAACTCTCCGATCTGGTGTAAGATGAAAGCCTTGGACTTCATTATTTTATAGAGAAGGTTTTTCTATTGTGAGAACTTATGCATGAGTAAAACTCTGGATTTTTAATCACGTTATCCACTATCAATTTCCAACGTTTACGTGAATTGTATTCTTCTAGAGTATCAAAACTCATAAAGTCATTCTCGTCATACGTTTTCTTATACGGTTGGTGGAGTGCCTTCTTTACTGATGTTTTTTGCTTTTCTTCATAGAATCTTCGTACGAATTCATTTTGCTGAGACCTGGTGTAGTTGACGAAGAATATAAAGACGTTATATTCCAAATCAACTGTGGGACTCTCTTTATGTATAAACTTAAACTCGGTATACTGTCCATTTTTTAGTGATATAACCCCCCTAGTCTCTTCTTCCAGTTCTCTAAGAGCACAACGAATCGGGTTGTAAATTTCTCGTCTTCTACATCCTCCTGTGACAAATATCCATTCCTTGAATCTCCAATCTCTCACAGTGAGGAATCTCGGCTTGCCGTCGACAAAGCTAACCGGTATTGCAATCGCCTTGTACTTTTTCATTGCTCATTCGCAAGTTATAATATGCGGATATGTTTATTCAATCAATTTTTCCTCTTCTGGGGTCATTTCCGACAAATTGTCGTCATTCCCGTCTCCATCGATGGAATTAAGCTTTTCCATGACATCCTCTGAGAAATCACGAAGCTCGTAGAGTTCCTCACGAGTCTTATTAAGCTCGCGAAGTAGGAAAATAACACCTACAACACATACTGCTGTGGCGATCATCATGACATTTTCGTGATTAAGGGGGATCATATACTTGTCTATCCCTTTTTCTTTTTAAGTAATTACACCCATCTTAGTCCTACCTTGGGGTGAACATTCATATGGTGTCTGTGCAAACTGGACGGCTTCGTAATGCGCATTTTCACAAGATTTACTGGTCGACGGTGTCTTGGGTTGACCGATAAACGTTTCGAGTGTCCTGGATTTAGGATCGTACGTCAATACAAAAACGATGGCGAGTAGGAAAATAAGGTCCCACATTTACTATTTAGTTAGAATATAAAAGGCCTCCCATACCATTCTCGATGCGGAGTACGTTGAAATTTACGGCATAAATATCCTTGTTTACCGCCCGTGTATCATTCACAATACGAGCCGAATCAAGTCGGGAAAAGTTGAGGGTACCAGTGGGCTGCAGCTTACCAGTCTCGAGGCAGAAAGGGTAAGTGAACAACTTAGTACCTGGGCTAGAGTTACCGTGGGAAGTGTGATAGTAGAGAGGGAC